CAAAGTAGTTATATATACCTACCCCCACATTACCCTAAAGTGTATGGAGAGGATACCTTACCTAGAATTATCCAGTCAAGATATTTATACTATTTTTACTCTGTATTCTCTATTTTCCTGTGACAAAAATGAAAAAAATAAAATAATCCCGAAACCCGCCTAGTTATAGGCTTTTTGACCGTCATACATTTATGACAATAATAGGACAATAATGCTTTAGTCATCATCTGAACCCGATTTTGGCGTTAAAGCCTCAAATAAAACGTAGTTATTAAACAGACTTTCATGCCTATTTACTTCCATGTATTGATTCAAGATCTCATCTATCATATCAAGTGTGCTTTGATCATCCTCTGTAATCTTCTGTAGATTCCAGATGCAATAGCTTAATGTTGATAGAACTACGGTGAGTTTCTCTTCACCCCTTTGTTCATATCCATTAAACATATGATTCAACCGCTCTACCGTCTCCTGGAGGGTAGGTCTGGGCATCTTATCCTTTATAGGCACTACTTTTAATGTCATTTACTAACTATACCTTAGTTTTGCCCCGAATCTCTTGATATTCATCCAAGATCTTCTTTGTTTTGCCGTACATCTCATGAAGTATCATAGAGTAACTACCAGCTTGTATTGAAGTATGATTGTCAGCCGCGTTAGCTTCATGCTCAATGCAATAGTCTAAACGGTCATTCATATCCTTTATAACCTTCATTACTTCTTCATGCCTACATATCGGACACCCAAAACCTTGTAGGTGTTCAAAAGGTGTAGATAAGAAGTCTCCATGATCAGGGCAACCTATAGTTATGTCGTCATCCATAACTACGTAATCTTTTTTTTCTCTACTCATATGCAATCTCCTAAATTACTAAGTGTAGACATTATATACTTTATACAATAAAATACAATTTACATATTTTATCAGTAAATACTTTAGGAGAGTACTATGGATATACGAAAAGAACTGGATGCTATTATTGAGACATCCACCAACAATCTACATGACCATGTAGAACGAGAGCTTACAAAGGATAAATTAAACTATACTTTGTTTCACCTTCAGACAAACATATCTGAACTAGCCCAATGCGTCAAAGAAATAACTGATGCACTTGAAAAACTAGAGGAGGCATCATGATAGAAATAGATCAAAGAAATGACCAATGTGCATACATAAAGGTTGGAAATATAACCGTATATGTAGAAGATTCAGAAGCCGCACCAGAGTTTGTTCATGTATGGAAGAATAGATTTGATGTTAATGATGATGTAGATCTATTCCTAACAAGTGATGGAGAAGTAGAAATAAATGGAGGAACCAAATGAACGAACTACCAGAAATATTAGAAAACCAAGAACACGTAATCTTGGGAGACGCAGTTTACTTTCCAGATATGGAACATAACTTTTATCATCAAGCTCCAGGAGTATCATCATCAAACATAAGAAGGTTTGGACAAAGCCAGCTCCATGCATTTCAAGAAGAAAACGAGACAACACCAGCTATGAAGTTTGGGACCGCCGCACATTCTTTGATTGTTGAGGGAGAAGAGGCCTTTGTTAATGATGTAGTTTGCCTAAGTGGATCTCCATACACCAACGCTAATAAAGAACTAAAGAAGGAGTATGAAGATAGAGGGCTAACCGTTATATCATCTAAGGATAAAGAAACCGTATACAGTATGCGAGAGGCTCTGATACCAGAAGGACACAAACATTTGTCAGCAGTACAAGGTGAATATCCAGAAGTATTTAACTCTCCGTTTGAAAGAGCAATCTTTTGGTGGGAAAAGGATCTATTACTGAAAGTTAAATCTGATGTACTTAGATACCCCTTAGATCCATCTAGCGATCCGAAATCTATAATCCTGGTTGATTACAAGACTACTACCGATTGTTCTGTTAGAGGCTTTACATCATCCATTAGGAAGTACCAATACGAATTACAAGCCGCTTGGTATAAACGTGGATATGAGAAAGCTGGGTTCAACGTGGTTGACTTTATCTTTGTGGCACAAGAAAAGAAGAAACCGTATGCAAGTAAGATCTTCAAGATGAAACATGAAGACATGACATCTGGCTGGTTAAAGCTGGAGCATCTGCTGGGTGAATACAACGCAGTATTAAACGGTAAGGAAGCTACCATATACAACTCACCTAATATAGTTAACGTAGATCTAAAAGGCTGGGGTGAAGAGTAGTGAAGTTAGATGACATAAAAAAACTAGCCGAAATTATGAAGGACGGCGAAAGAATATTGAGGGAACAGATAGATGAAAAATATAAAATTTTGAATGAATCTGGATGTTCTAATACACAAATCTATCAATTATTATGTGAAGATCAAGTAAGTTGGCTAACACTACAAGATTGGCACTTATTCAAAAAAGAAAAACAACGATCTACTTTAATAAGATTATTAATGTTGTTAGAGGGGCATGATGATTTTATAAATTTTTTAAAGTCATTACCTGAAACTAATACAAATTCTAATACCTACGTACCAGTAAAATCTCGAAAAAATTCAGAGATAAGAGATAAACAAATTTTAGATGAATGGAATAATAATACAAGCTCCACACTTCAATCTATCGCAAATCAATACGACATCTCAAGAGAACGTGTAAGACAAATTTTAAAAATTTTGAAAACTCGTGGATTGCACGTAAAAGAGTCTACACAAAAAACAACAGAGAGATACGGCGTGTTAAGAGAAAATATTGCAAAAGAAATTGAAATAGGATTACAACATTACGGCACCTTGAGATATTTTAAATGGCGCGATCAATTTTATAATCAAGAAAATTATAATTTACGTTGTGAAGTGCTAAAAGAAACTTTAATGGAAAGATGGAATCAGGATTTAGACCCTTTGTTTAACTACAAAGTATCAATCAAATTAAGACCTTTACACCATATAATTTTACATTTAAGAAATTTAGGTAAAACCACAGAGGAGATTTGTGAAATAGTTAACAGATCAAAACCTTCAGTAACAAATCATATAAGAGATTTACTTGCACATGATCTTATTGAATATAAAAATAATGGGGATCAAGTTAAGTCTGTTTCATTAGATGATGTTGAAATACAAAAAAATCTAGATTTGATAAGAGATGAAATAAGAAAAGGTAAAACTTTAAGTACCGTGAGAATTGAAGGTTTAAATGAAACATATAGTATTTCTCATTACATAAGAAGACATTTTCTTTACCCACATTATGTAAATCAAAAAAAACAAACAGAAAAGGTTAACGAAGCAATAATTCGTTTAGCGTAAGGGGGTATAAAATGAGTGAAGATTTAGTAAACCAACCACCTCACTACACTAGGGGTGAGATAGAGTATATAGAGGCTATGAGATCTATGCTTACGGCAGAAGAGTTCAAAGGTTTCTGTAAGGGCAACGCAGTTAAGTATATATGGAGAGAAGATCACAAGGGATCTAACATCCAGGATCTAGAGAAGGCCGTTGTATATTTGAATTGGGCTATTGACGATCTAAAAGATATGTAAATAAAACCAAGATAAAAAAAAGGGGCATAAAGCCCCTTTTTCTTTTCTACACTTAGAAGGGTGGTTTATCACCTACCGGTGTAGGTTTCATCTCTGAAGGTTCCATCTTAATGATTTTAGTCTTATTAGATGTAACTTGCTCACCTTCTTTGTTTGTCCAAGTATCTTCAACCTGTCTGATACCAAGTCTAAGTTGCTTACCGATAAAATCTTTTGCAAGATCCGGCAGCTTCTTGAATCCAACAGTAATAGCAAGACGACTAAATATCTCACTCGCTATTCTTTTGGATTCTGTACTAGCAGACCAAAGGTTATACCATTCATTATGATCGCGATATTTACCACCATCAATTTGAAAGGTTATTTTCTGAGTCCAATTACCGCTATCCGCTTTATACTTCTCAGCAGCAATTATCTTTGCCTCATACTCACCAGTTGGAGCAACCTCGGGACCTCTCGATTCCATTTGCTCCGCATTCTCGAAAAAATCAACATCATTAAAGTCT